GCCCACGAAATGGTTTAAGAGCCATAGACGGGAATCGTATTACTAGGAGATTTTAAATGGCCGTCGATAAAAGCTTGATGCAAGCCCCTATGGGTCTTGAAGCTCTTGCCGCAGAAGAACCGGCAATCGAGATTATGATTGAAGACCCCGAGAGCGTATCGATTGGGGTCGATGGCGAAGTCATTGAGATGATCAAAGACGAACCTCGCGCCGAGGACTTTGACGCCAACCTTGCCGAGTACATGAGCGAAGACTCGCTCGCCAGTCTAGGTAATGAACTAGTAGGTCAGTACGAGCAGGACTTAGCCTCACGTAAGGACTGGCTCGACACTTATATTAAAGGGCTCAAGATTCTCGGCATCCGCTACGAGGATCGCACTGAACCGTGGCCCGGTGCTTGCGGTGTATTCCATCCACTCTTGATGGAGTCAGCGGTCAAGTTTCAATCTGAAACAATTATCGAAACCTTTCCGGCGATGGGGCCGGTCAAAGCCAAGATTATCGGCAAAGAAACCCCTGAGAAAAAAGAAGCAGCAGTTCGTGTCACAGATGACATGAACTACCAACTGACTGAGGTGATGAAGGAGTACCGCCCAGAGCATGAGCGGATGTTGCTTAGCATGGCCTTGGCAGGTAACGCCTTTAAGAAGGTGTATTTTGATCCTTCGCTGAATCGTCAAACGGCAGTCTACGTTCCGGCTGAAGATATTGTCGTGCCGTACGGTGCGCCGAATCTGGAGTCCGCAGAGCGTGTTACGCACCGGATGCGTAAGACCAAGAACGAGTTGGTCAAACTTCAGTACGCAGGGTTCTATCGTGATGTGGATCTGGGCGAACCGATTCGCACGATGGACGAGGTGGAGAAGCAGAAGGCTGAAGATCAAGGCTTCTCAGCAAGCATGGATAATCGCTTCCAGCTTCTTGAGATGCACGTGAATCTGGATCTGGAAGGTTATCCAGACGTTGATAAAGATAATAACGAGACAGGAATCGCACTGCCGTATGTAGTGACGATTGAGAAAGGCACGGGGACTATTTTAGCGGTCAGGAGAAATTGGCGTGAAGACGACAAACTCAAAACGAAGAGGCAGCACTTCGTCCACTACGGGTACATACCGGGATTTGGATTTTACTACTTCGGCCTTATTCACCTTATCGGGGGACATAGTAAAGCTGCAACGTCCCTCCTTCGCCAATTGGTCGATGCAGGAACCCTCTCTAACTTACCCGGAGGACTCAAGTCTAGAGGACTCCGAATTAAGGGAGATGATACCCCAGTTGCCCCCGGTGAATTCCGAGACGTAGATATTCCGTCCGGTGCGATCCGCGACAATATTCTCCCGCTGCCGTACAAGGAGCCTTCGCAAACTCTTGCGATGCTGATGGACAAGATCGTTGAGGAAGGCCGCAGATTTGCTGCGGTGTCTGACCTCAAAGTTTCTGACATGTCCTCGCAGGCTCCGGTCGGCACAACGCTCGCAGTATTGGAGCGTGTGCTGAAAGTAATGACGGCGGTGCAGGCTCGCGTGTACTACGCGATGAAGCAGGAGTTCAAACTCCTCGCTGGGATCATCCGTGATAACACGCCGGATTCTTATTCGTACGAGCCAGAAGTTGGTGATCGTAAGGCTAAGAAAAAAGACTACGACGATATCGACGTTATTCCGGTTTCTGATCCCAACGCGGCAACGATGTCGCAGAAGGTCGTGCAGTATCAGGCGGTTCTCCAGTTGAGTCAGACTGCACCGCAGCTTTATGACCTTCCGTATTTGCACCGGCAGATGATTGAGACGCTGGGCATCAAGAACGCGGAGAAACTTGTACCGCTACCAAGCGATGCCGCACCACGTGACCCGATCACCGAAAACATGGACGTGATGACGGGTAAGCCGCTTAAAGCGTTTATGTATCAGGATCACGAAGCGCATATCGCGGTTCACATGGCACTCGGGCAGGATCCAAAAATTTCTGCACAGATTGGACAGAATCCGATGGCGCAGCAGATTACGTCTGCTTTGCAAGCGCACATCATGGAGCATACGGCGTTCCAATATCGCCGCGAGATCGAGAAGCAGCTTGGTGCAGCGTTGCCGCCGCTTCCGCAAGATGATCGTGAAGAGTACGACCTGCCGCCTGAGTTTGAGGCGCAGTTGTCGCAATTGGCAGCAGCCGCTGCCGCACGGGTGCTACAGAAGGACAAGGCAGAAGTCCAGATGCAGCAGGCCGCACAACAGCAACAAGATCCACTTGTGCAGATGCAGATGATGGACTTGCAGATCAAGCAGCTTCAGGCGCAGACCAAAGCGCAGCAGATGCAGATGGATGCTCAGCTTCAGCAGGCAGAAATGCAGCGCAAGCAGCAGAAAGATCTTATGGACGCTGCGGCCAAGGCCGACGAGTTGGAGCTTCGCAAAGCAGAAATTTCTGGTCGTCAGCAGCTTGAGGCAGCGCGTCTCGGCGTGGACATCCAGAAAGACAAGGCCGCTCTGTCTGCTAAGCAGCAGATGGAAGGCGTACGTCTTGGCTTAGAGATAGGCAAGGCGCAAGACGATGTTGATCTGCGGCGTAAGCAGATGCAGCAGAAACCGGAGGCACCGGCAACTAAGGAGAGATAAATGGGTTATTCAAACGCTCTGGAATACCTTGAGTCAAAACTCAAGGAGGAGCGCACATTAATTGTAGAAAACCTGATCCAAGGCAAATTGGATGAAGGTGAATACAAACGCCTATGCGGGGCGTTACAGGGTCTCGACCTCGCAACGGGATACATCAAAGACCTTGCAAAAAGGATAGAGGAAGAATGAGTAATATTGACGTTGAAAAAACACAGGAGGAGGCTGCTAAAGCCAAACTCCTGCCAGAGCCGAAAGGCTACCGAATCCTGTGTGCTGTTCCACACGTGGAGGAGGAATTTGAGGGCGGTATTGTTAAGGCAGAAGACACCCGACGAGTTGAGGAACAGACCACTGTAGTCCTGTTCGTCATCAAACTGGGCGACCTTTGCTACAAAGACGCAAATCGGTTTCCTAATGGCCCTTGGTGCAAGGAAGGCGATTTTGTCCTGACCCGCCCTTATTCAGGCACCCGCGTGGTTATCCACGGTCGGGAGTTCCGCATCATCAATGACGACACGGTGGAAGCGGTGGTCGAAGACCCCCGTGGAATCCGCAGAGCTTGAGGTAAACAATCATGGCTGAAGAATATAAGTTTCCTGACGAGCAGGAAAAAGCTGAGTCTAAACAAGAAGTTAACGACGAAATTGAAATAAAAGTTGAAGACGATACCCCCGAAGAAGACCGGGGCCGTAAGCCGCTACCCAAAGAGGTAGTGGAAGAACTTGAAGGCGATGACCTTGACGAGTATTCCGAAAAGGTCAAGAAGCGCCTTGGGCAGATGAAAAAGGTATGGCATGACGAACGTCGTGCCAAGGAAGCCGCCCTGCGTGAGCGCGAGGAAGCCCTCCGCTTTGCTCAAGCCCGTGAACAAGAGATTAAGCAGCTTAAACAGCGTCTGGGTAACGGTGAAAAAGCCTATATCCAAGAAGTTACTAAAGCCGCTAATAATGATCTTGGTGTAGCCAAGGAGAGGCTAAAGCAGGCGTATGAAGCAGGGGATGCCGGAAAAATCACCGAGGCACAAGAAGCCCTGACAGAGGCTAAGCTTCGGATTAAACAATACGAGAATTTCCAGCCCTCTTTACAAGAGGACTTTACAGGAGTACAACCGAATCAACAGTACCAAGTGCCCCCGGCACCTCAACCTGTCGCGGACCCAAAAGCCGAGGCGTGGAAGGATAAAAATCCGTGGTTTGGCACAGACGAGGAGATGACCGCCCTCGCTTTGGGACTGCACGAAAAATTGGTCCGGTCTGGAGTCGATCCGCGTAGCGACGATTATTACGACCGAGTGAACGCGACGATGAGGAAGCGATTCCCTGATTACTTCGATGCGGAAGTAGAAGAGGAAAAGCCGACTCAAACGAGGGAAGCTGAAAAGCCATCTCGCACAAAACCAGCCAATGTTGTGGCTCCGGTCACGCGGGGAACCGCGCCGCGTCAGGTCCGCCTGACACCGACTCAAGTTGCTATCGCCAAGAAATTGGGTCTGAGCAACGAACAGTACGCACGTGAATTAATGAAACTGGAGACTAACTAAAATGGCTGAAAATAGACTCGCACGTGAACTCGAAAATCGGGAATCCGCGCAGCGCAATAAAGTATGGACCCCGCCTCAAACGCTTCCGGCACCAAATCCGCAAGCAGGTTGGGTCTTTCGATATATCCGGACCAGTACGATGGGGGTCGCAGACCCACAGAATACCTCCGCAAAATTCCGTGAAGGTTGGGAGCCTGTAAAGGCTGAAGATCATCCGGAGTTAATGCATCACACCGATCCGAATTCCAAATTTAAAGGGAACATCGAAATCGGTGGTTTGTTGTTGTGCAAGGCACCGGAAGAGCTAATGAAGCAGCGCGATGACTATTACGCGCAGCAGGCAAAGGCTCAACTCCAGTCCGTGGACAATAACTTTATGAGGCTGAACGACGAACGTATGCCCCTCTTCAGTGAGAAGAAGACGACGGTCTCGTTTGGCAAGGGTAAATAAATTC